TGGATTGCGATTAATCATGACATTCCCCTCAACAGCCGGTACAGCACCCGAAGCCTTAAGCGTGGCTTGGGTGAGTGCGATGTCCGTTGCCGGTGCGATCAAGACCGATACGCAGGCTGTACGGGCGCAGAGCCTTGCCGGAAATGTCGGTGCGTCCCGCATCCTCAACCACCTGACCTTCCTCGCCGACCAGAAGGTTCGGCTACAGGCCATTGCGGCGTTACCCGGTATCGGCGCGTATGCGCAGGCACAGGCCAACGATCCGGGATTGAACGTGGCGACAGAGTTCACGGCCATGCTCGACGCGATGGACGGTGTACGGGATTGGGTGATTGCGAACTTCCCGGCGTCTGGCGGCTTCCTTCAGGCGCAGAGCATTCAGGCTGACGGTCGCACCACTGATCGTCAGTTCAGCACGGTGCAGCTCGCGAACTACCGCACGCAACTGGATGCGCTGATCGCCGCAATCAACTAAGCCGTGGCGATCTCGGTAGACGCAACGGTAGCGCGCTGGACGGGAACTCCCAGCGGTGGCGGTACTGCCGTATCGGGATCGTTTACTCCCGCTAACGGCTCGCTGCTGGTCTGTTGCATCAACTGTGATGAGAGCCCTGGACCGAACGTCGTCACCCCGAGTGGCGGCAGTCTCACTTGGACTGAGCGAGCCAGACGCGGACAGTCTGAGTCCGGTGAAGGTCTAGCAACGATCTGGACGGCGCCGGTAGTTACTGGCGCGTCCATGACGATCACGCTCACCCGCACGAGTGGTGATGCGGGATCAGCCCGCCGTGTATCCGGCAAGGTCTACATCGTCACCGGGCAGCACGCGAGCCCGATAGGCAACAGCAACACCGCTGACTGGACGACGAACCCTCAGTCGCTTTCGGTTACGGCTGCTGGGGCAGGGCGGTTATTCGGCTGCGGTACGGACTGGAACCAGACCGGAACGCCAGTATCGACTGACACCGAGGACGGCGCTGACTACACAGGCGCGATCTCGGTCATGTCGGCATATAAGGCCGCAGACCACGCAAGCGGCTCTCAGAGCATCCAGTTCGACCCGGTGGGGACACCATCGGGAAACGTGGTGGTGCTGGAGATCCTTGCGGCAGGGGCGGCCAGCGGCGACATAACCGGCGCATCGACGCTGACGTTTAGCGCATCTGGATCACTGACCGGGGCTGGCGCGCTGACGGGCTCCAGCACGCTCACGTTCTCGCCCACGGCGATTATCCGTGGCGATGCTCCGCTGATTGGGTCATCAACGCTCACGTTTAGCCCGACCGGAACGATCACCGCAGTTGGCTCGCTTGCTGGCGCATCCACACTGACGTTCTCTCCCACTGCCGCCCTAACTGGCGATGGCGCGCTCGTAGGTGGCACTACGCTCACCTTCTCGCCGACATCGGCGCTGACTGGATCGGGCGCGCTCACTGGCTCAGCAACGGTCACATTTACCGTCGCTGGAGACCTTGCCGAGGCAGACAGCGGCGCACTCAGCGGTGCATCTACGCTCACTTTCACGGCGGTTGGCACGCTCACCGGAAGCGGGGCGCTTGCAGGCGCAACGACACTTACCTTCTCACCGTCCGGCGCACTCACTGATGCGGCTGCGGTTGTGTCGGATACGCCAATTACTGGCGGCGGCTACTTCCTTGGCTTCGACTATCACCTGGCCATGCAGCGTCGCGAAAAGCAGCGCCGCAAGAAGCGCGAGGAAGAACTCAAGGAACTTGAGCAAATCCCGTCCGAAGTGGACCGACAGATCGCGCTGTTGCTGAAAGAGCAGGAAGAGCGCGATGCCGCTCGCAAGGCAAGCCAAGCCGATCTGGCGCGGTTACAGAGCCTCGCAGACAAATACGCGGGCACCAAGCAGCCCGTGACCAAGCGCGTCTCTACGGCGCTCCTGAAGGCTTACGAGGAGCGTTCGCTCAATGCGCTCGAACAGCTTCAACGCGAGATGGAGCGAATGCTCGAGGAAGAGGAGGTGGCAGTGATGCTGATCCTCAATGCAGACCTATAAACGTCTCAGTTGAGACGAGTAGATAGAACCCGACTGAGGGCGGCTTCCCTCTGCGATGAATGGAGAGTACGATGGAAACCCTGGCCCCTGTGCCTGCTGTAAACGCTGAATTGGCCCCTGGATCGAACGCTGAGGCGGATGCCAACGCGGGAGGTACTGAGGGCGGGGAATCAGCCACCCCTGCTCCCGAAGCGAGCACACCTGCAAAAGACAAAGTGCAGGAGCGTATCGATCAACTCACACGCGAAAAGTACGACCACGCAAGGCGTGCGGATCAGCGGGAGTATGAGTTAGAGCGAGTAAACGCGGAGATCGCGGCGCTCAAACAGCAGCTCTCGTCAAAAAGCGAAACAACTCAGGTCGCGCCTGAATTTCCCACCCTTGAGCAGTACGGCTACGACGAAGGCAAACATCAGGCCGCGTTGGTTGCGCACGTTACGCAGCTTGCCGAGAAGTTCGGCGAAGCAGCAGCAGAAAAAAAGCTGAATGCGTATCTGGCAACCGTCAAGGCGGAGAAAGCCTCTGAAACTTGGACCTCGAAAGAGTCTGAGTTCAAGAAGTCAAAGCCGGACTACGCGGACAAGGTGTACAGGCATCCACGCGACGGGGGTCCGTTCATCACTGACTCCATGGTCCAGCTCTTGAGAGAGAGCGACGTCGGCCCGCAGATCGCCTACCACCTCGCCGAAAACGTAGAGGCATCAGCCGCCATCGCGCGACTGCCGCCACTCGCCCAGGCCCGCGAATTCGGACGTATCGAAGCAAGGCTAGAGGCCGCGAAGGCTCAGCCAAAGCCCGCTGTGAGTCAGGCCCCGCCGCCGCCATCGAAGGTTGACGCAGACGACGCCGTAGTGACCGTAAAGGTTGACTCGGCCGACAGCGACACCCTCTCCGACAAGGAATGGACGCGACGGAGAAACATGCAGGAGCAAGCCCGTATTCGCAAAGCACGAGGTGGCTAGCTCCTAATCCAGGAGTCCTCTCGCAATGGGCAATCAGTTACTTACTAACCTCATCATCACGCGAGAAGCCGCGCGCGTCCTCCATCAGGAAGGCACGTTTCTTCAGAACGTGAACCGTGAGTATCGCGAGGAATTCGCGAAGTCCGGCATGAAAGCCGGTGACACCATCAACATGCGCCTGCCGAGCAAGTACAGCGTTCGCACGAACGCGACCTTTGCCGGTCAGGATCATTTCGAGCGTTCCACGCCGCTCGCCGTGTTGTCCCAGTACGGCGTTGACGTGTCCTTCACCACGAAGGATCGCACGCTGTCACTCGATGACTACAGCCGCCGCGTGATTCGTCCCGCGATGAAGCAGCTCGCCGCGAAGATCGAATACGACGCCCTTGCGGCGGCGTACAAGGTCGTCAACAACGGCGTCGGCGCGACCACGAACACGGTCATGACCTACCGTTCGTTCCAGAAGCTCGGCCAGCGATTGACGGACGAACTCGCCCCCACGGGCGACCGCACGGCAATCCTCGCTCCCGCTTCCATGATCGAGTTCCTCGATGCCACCAAGGGTCTGTTCGCCGCTCAGAGCAATCTGAACGAGCAGTTCCGCGAGGGAATGATGGGCCGAACGGGCGGCTTTGAAGTGGGTGAAAACACGCTGCTTCCGCCGCACACCACCGGAACGATGGCGGGCTCGCCGCTCACCTTCGGTGCCGCGCTCGGCCTTTCGACCACGGCGAATTCGTGGGTGTCCACGACTGCGCTTTCGTTCACGGGCGCAACTGCCAACGGCACGGTCAAGGCTGGCGACATCATCACGCTGTCTGGCGTGTACGCGGTTCACCCGGAATCTCGGGCGAACACGGGTCGCTTGCAGCAGTTCGTGGTTCAGGCCGACGTCACGATGACCACGGCGACCAGCACCTACACGGTGACGGTCAAGCCCGCCCTCATCTACGGCTCCGGCAATGCGTTCCAGAACTGCACGCTCTCCGGTGTTTCCGACACCAGCGGCCTGACTGTCGTTCGTCTCGGTGCCTCCGCCACGGCGTTCGCTCAGGACTTGGCGTTCCACAAGGACGCTTTCGCGTTCGCTTCCGTCGATCTCGAGGACATGTCGCCGTATGGCGCGGCTTGCACCCGGGCGTCTTCGGACAACATCTCGATCCGCTTCATTCAGCAGTACGCATCTGCGAGTGACACGGTGGTCGGCCGCTTCGACGTGCTGTGGGGCTTCGCTCCGCTGCTGCCGGAACTGGCTGTTCGCCATCTCACCACGCAGTCACTCCTCAACACCTAAACGGAGACCCAGGGGCCGGACAACCGGCCCCTTTTCCTATGACCTTCAAACACAAGAAAGACACCAAGCCGCTGCACGTCTATGTCTGCACCCCTGCTTACAACGGGCAGGTAGACAGCGATTACGCGCAGTCGCTTGCTGAAACCACGTTTTGTTGCCCGATGTACAACATCCAGATCACGGCTGGTGTCATTGGCAACGTGGGGTTCATCGAACTCGCGCGAAACATGTTCGTGAAGAAGTTCCTCGAAGAAAACAAGGACTGCACTCACTTGTTCTTCATCGACGGCGATCTGAAGTTCGAGTCTCGAGCGTTTGTCGGTCTTGTCAGGTCAGGACTGCCTATTTGCGCGGGTCTCTACCGACGCAGGCAGCCACACGAGGATTACCCGCTCAAGTGTGCGGAGAACCCTGACGGTGGCGGATTGTGGTTCGTCAACGACTGGTTGCAGTGCGACCGCGTACCGACTGGGTTTCTCTGCATCTCTCGCCAGGTTCTGGAAGAGATGGCGGCCGAAGCGCCGTGCATGGAAGTCGCCGACCAGAAGGGCGGAGTTCCGTGGCTGTTCGATTTGAAGAAAGAGGACGTCAAGGGCGAACGCCCGACGGCCCAAACCTACGGCGAGGCTCAAAAGATGCTCGCTGAAGGTCTTGATCCTGCCGGTTCGTTCCGACTGATCGGCGAGGACTACTCATTCTGCGATAAGTACATCGCCAAGTACGGCCAGAAAATCCCGGTGTGGTCGAACTTTGACTTCGTTCACCACGGCTATGCGGGCAACTTCTGGAAGTACCTGAACGCACAGAAGGACGCTGGCGAACTCGTGAAGCCAGCCGACACGGTGAACACCCGCGAGGATTGCAACATCAACACGTCGAGTGCCGCGTGAACGCCGTCGCTAAAGACGTAGTCGAAGAAGTCTTCGACATGGACGGCACGCGAGTCGATCTCGCGAGCTATCGAGAGTTGCTCTTGGGCTGCGGCAACCGCGCCAAGAAGCAGATCAAGTTCCAGTTCGTGCCGAAGGAATTTCAGAACGTCACCAGGCTTGATATCGACCCTGATTGCAAGCCGGACGTGTTGCACGATCTCAACGTGTTGCCGCTGCCGTTCGAGGACAACACGTTCAACGAGATACACGCCGTTGACATTCTGGAGCACACCGGCCAGCAGGGTGATTGGCGCTTTTTCTTCGCGCAGTTCTCCGAGTTCTGGCGAATCCTTAAGCCCGGTGGTTATTTCGTTGGCGCTTGTCCCAAGTGGGACAGTCCGTGGGCGTGGGGCGATCCCGGCCACAGCCGCATTCTCTCGCCGCACTCGCTGATCTTCCTCGACCAGAACGCTTACGGACAGATCGGCTCCACGCCGATGACTGACTACCGTCACGTCTACCAAGCGAACTTCAAGACCATGGTCACGACCGAGGACGTTCCGAACGGCCCGGGATCGAGCGAAGACAAGTGGGGCTTCGTGTTGGCAGCCATTAAATGACCGTCATCGACTTCGTTACTGACGTCCTGCGACAGCTCGTCATCATCAGCGAGATCGAAACGCCGTCTGCTGAGCAGGGCGCGGACGCCGTCACGAAGTTCAACGACATGATGGCGTCGCTCGAGGGTGACGACATCAAGCTCGGATGGAATCCCAAAGCAACGACGGCTGACACGCTGGTATTGCCTGCCGAGCACATGATGGGCCTTAAGGCGATGCTCGGCGTGAGGCTCGCCGAGGGCTACGGCCAGCCAGTACCGCCAGTGATGCAGGCGTTAGCCAATGCTGGCTATGAGCGGATGCTGAGGCAGTCCCTGCACCAGAACATGCGTGAGACCCGTACTGCGCTTCGTGGAGACGCGCAGCGGTGGAATGAGGACATCACGCAGTGAGTTCGGTGGGCCTCCCAATCGATGACTACGACAAGGCTCCGTCCAGCACGGCGAAGCTCTTGAATTGCTTCATCGAGCAGTTGCCGCCTGATGCCAAAAGCCAGGCGTTGCTGTCGCGCAGCCCCGGTATTTCCGATTGGGCTACGGTTGGCACTGGCCCTATCCACGGCATGATCGAGGCGCTCGGATATTTGTTTGTGGTGTCCGGCTCAAAGCTCTACCGCGTCGATGAGTTCGGCAACGACACCGAACTCGGCAGCGTTGGTGCGCCATCGTCCTCAGGCATCGACATGGACGCCAATACGACTTCGGTCGTTGTGGTGAACCAGCCTAATGCTTACTACTGGGACGGCACGACATTCGGGCAGATCACGGATACCGACTTCACCTCTCGTGGCGCTGGTGACGTCGAGTTCGTCAACAACTTCCTGTTATTCAGGGAGCCGGATTCAGGGCGATTTTTCGGTGCCGATCTTGGCACGGCCGTTGACTTCGACGCGCTGAACTTCGCAACCGCTGAAGCATTGCCTGACAACTTGGTCGGTCTCAAGGTCGATCACGTCCAGCCCATCCTTTTCGGTGCCAAGTCCATCGAGATTTGGGACAACGTGCCGATCTCTGGATTCCCATTCCAGCGTGCCGTGAACGGCTACGTTGAGATCGGCTGCTTCAATGGCCGAAGTGTCGCCAAGTGCGACAACTCCGTGTTCTGGCTTGCCAACGATTACACGATTCGGCGTTTAGACGGCGTAACTCCGGTTCGCATCTCTAACCACGGGATCGAAACCGCGATACAGAACGCGACCATTTCAACTGCAAATGCCTTCAGCTACTCGAAGCAGGGCCACCTGTTCTACGTGCTGAGCTTCAACGAAGTGACGGTGGTGTACGACGCCACGACTCAGAAGTGGCATCAGAGGCAGACCTTCGGGCTCGATAACTGGGGCGTGAGCTGCTACGCGGCGGCCTTCGGGCTTGATCTCGTGGGGTCACGGGAAAACGGCAAGATCGGCTTGTTGGACAACAACACGCGCACCGAGTGGGGCGTAACGCAGCGCATGTCCTGGCGGTATCAGCCGATCTACGCACAAGGCGCGCGTTCCATCCACGACTTGATAGAGGTAGTGCTCAAGACCGGCGTCGGTACTACCACAGGGCAGGGCTCAGACCCCGAACTGATGCTGTCGTACTCCGATGACTCCGGGATTACGTGGACCTCTCTGCCCAACAAGAAGATCGGACAGCTAGGCAAGTACCGAACCCGAGTCAGGTGGAGAAAGTGCGGCAGCACGGACAGCGCCCGCGTTTACGAAGCCGCTGTGTCCGACCCCATCGAAATGGCGGTCGTTGATACGCAAGTGCAAGTGAGGGCCGCGTAGTGCCTATCAAGCCGCCCGTCACGATGCCGAAGACCGACCGCGAGTTCCAGCGTTGGTTGCTGGAAGCATATGACTTGCGCGTGAAGTTCGGGGCCGGTTCACCTGAGGGCGAAGTCACTGCTGATCGCGGAACCCTCTACATGCGCACCGATGGGAGCACGAACACGACCCTGTATGTGAAGACCGCTGATGACGGATTAGCCACCGGCTGGACGGCTAAATAATGCCATACGACTTCAACAACAAAGAAGCCGAGCAGATTGTAGAGCAGATGTACAGGACCGGCTTCACTCAGGAAGGGGTAGATAGAATCTACGCCATTCTCGGGTTGGGAACCGCTCCGCGAGTGCCTGCCGGATTGATTGGCAACAGGCCGAATGTTGGCCGCACCAGCATGATGATTCTGGACGCCAACGGGAAACGTGTTGGCACGCGATCAGGAGAGATCGCCGACTTCCTCAACGATTTCGGCAAGCGTGCTGTTGACCCGTATCGCGAGTATGGCGTCGGCAATTACCTGGGAGTGGCTGGGCTGCTCGCTGGAGGTGCTGGGGCAGCAGGAGCATTCACCGGGGCAGCTGCGGCTCCTGGTGCTGCAACAGGATCGAATCTCGGAGTTTTCGCCAACGGCGGCACGGCTGGCATGGCAGGAGTTGGCGGCGGCAATGCCGGCTTGCTCGCATCTACTGGTGGGATTGCTGGAGGCGCGGGTATTGGCGGCACTGCTGCTGGCGCATTGGGTGGTTTTGGTAACGCATTGTTGGGTTCTGGAGGCGGTATGGGCTGGGATTGGGGCAACATTCTCGAATACGGGATACCCGTCATCGGCGGGCTACTCGAAGGGCGCGGAGCAAAGGACGCAGCTGACGCACAAAGCGCGGGCGCTCTCGCAGCAGTAGACGAAAACCGCAGGCAGTACGACACCACGCGCGCCGACATGATGCCGTGGCTTGACGCAGGTCGCAGCGCGCTCGGTCGTCTCGAAAACCCAAACGCCAGTTTCCAGGCATCGCCTGACTACGAGTTCGTCAGAAACGAAGGCATGCGCGATATCGGCAACAGCTTCGCCGCGCATGGCGGTGCTTTCTCTGGAAACGCACTTCGCGCACTCGCAGAACGTAACGCCAATGTCGCATCCGGTGAGTTCGGGAATTGGTGGAACCGACAAGCCGGAGTTGCCGGAGTCGGGCAGACAGCAGCCCAGAATCTCGGAACTCTGGGCGCCAACAACAGCGCGAATATCGGTAATGCGCTGATGGGGGCTGCCAATGCTCGAGCCTCTGGAGTTGTGGGGCAGACCAACGCCACGACCGGCGTGCTCTCTGACTTGCTGTCCACTTGGAACCGAAACCGTAAGCCACAGGGGACGTGGGTCTAATGCCTATCGTAAACCGTAGCTACTACGACGCGGCTGAGAAAGGCCGTCAGGACCGCGACGCCGCTCAAGCACGAGCGGCTCATAACGCGATGTCGCAGATCACGATTGATCGTGAACGTGACGTCAACGCGCTGATGAAAAACCCCAATGCGACGGCTGAGCAGTACGCCCGAGCCGGGCAGACTGGCATCTCTAACGCGCTGCTCGACAACCAGCAGGTTGCGCGTCAGGGCAAGCAACTCGACGCACAGCGATTGTTCCAAGCCGCCCAGTACGGGATGCAGTCTCAATCCCCGAAGGCTTTCATTGCGCAGAACTATCCCGAGATAGCCGCGCTTAATCCGAACTTCGCTCAGGAGTCGGACGAGACGGTACGCACCAGCTTGCAGGAATTGTTGGGAAAGTTTGGGCCTCAGGCTGGGATTGGGCCTGCACCACCTCCGGTGAAGTACGAGCGTCTGGAAGGCCCGCGCGGATCTGTGTTGCAGCGTGATCCGCGCACCGGAGAGATGAAACAGGTTGTCGGGCCTGATAACACGCAGCCCTCTGCGCCGACTCGTGGCCGCTATCGTCCGCTCAGTGCGCAAGAGATTCATGAGGCCGGCTTGCCGGCAGGCAGTTCCGCGCAGATTGATACGGAAACCGGAAAGATCGACATTCTCTCGAAGAGAGATAACTCAGGAGCTATCTCGCAGAAAGACGCGACCACGGCTAAACAGAAGCTCGTTACGGTCTCTCTCGCCCGTCAGCAGTTGGAGCGGATCAAACAGCGATTCGAGGGCATCAAGGGCACGATGGCGGCTGGTGCGTTCGGACAGGGAAACCTGCCGACTGAGGGCGGCAAGTCATTCGATGCAGCTGTCGATCAGATGCGCTCAACGCTCACGGCGCTCACCCGTACTCCGGGTGTCGGTGCGATGTCCGACTACGAAACAAAGCTGGATCAGGCCAAGTTCCCGGCGAGAACGAACTACGAGAGCGTCACTGCCGAACAGATTCAGGCCATTGACGATCAGCTGACGCTCATCGAGCGCGGTTATCGCGGGCTGCTGGAAGGTGGCACTCAGCAGGGTGGCGCGCCAGTCAATACTAGTGGCGTCAATCAGCCGGTTCGCGTCAATTCCCCGCAGGAAGCGATGGCTCTGCCTTCAGGCACCGTGTTCATCACGCCTGATGGTCGTCAGAAGGTGCGCCCGTAATGGTAGACGCTTGGGACGCATTCCCAGATGCGCCGACCGCTCAGGCCGCGCCTCAACAGTCTGACCCGTTCGCCGACTTCCCGGATGCGACACCTCAGCCTCGCCGCCAAGTCCGCAGCCTCGACCTCATGGCTGACGGCTCCACTCGTTCCAGCTCTGTGCCATACGGCCCGGAAGGTGGCGACCAGTGGATAGAGGCCGCTAAGAATGTTGGCCAGGGTGCCGCTCAGACCGCCACAGGCGTCACTGGTGCGATCTCTGGTGACATCGCTGGCCTTGGTGCTCTCGCTTACGACGCGACTGCTAACGCCATCCTGAGCCCGTTCCGTGGCAACCGTGCCAGTGAGTACGCGGACCCTACGAAAGTGCGCGACACCGTGGCGAACGCACTCACCTACCGTGCTGACAATCAGGACAGCACCACCAACAAGATCCTTCAGGCTCCCGGCAAAATGATCGGTGGCGCTGGGGACTATCTCGCATCGCTGGCCGAGAAGTCTGGCGTTCCCTACGTCGAACACATTGCCCGCGCCGTGCCGCTGGCTGCTGCGAGCTACTTGGGCGTCAAGTCAGGTATCCCAACGCGCTCCAAGCAGGGCGTCAGGTTGCCGGCTCGTGTCGATACCCGTCCGCCTCCCGCCCAGCAGGTAACTCCAGAACAGGTGGCTATCAAGGAAGCCTCTGACATCGGGCTCAAGCTGCCGCCGTCCTATGTCGGCAACAAGATCGGGAACATCGTTGAGGGTGCGTCAGGTCGCGCTCCGTTGCTGCGCGATCTGTCGATGGAGAATGCCAGCGTAGTCAATTCCGCTGCCGGAAAGGCTATCGGAATCACTGATAAGCCGGTAACCCGCGCGACCATTGGCATGGAAAAAGCGAAGGCTAACCAGGCCTACGCTGACATCTCGAAAACCGGTGCCAGAAAGACCTCCGACGCCTACCGCAAGGAGATCGAGAGCATCGGCGACCGCTCCGGTGGAGGGTCATTCCCTGACGACGCCCCGCCACAGGTTGCGGCACTAAAGCAGCGTTATGGAAAGATTCCCGGATTCGACGCCGCCGATGCTGTGGCCAGGATCAAGCAACTGCGGGCCGATGCGCGCTCCAACTACAAGACGCGCGACCCAGACAAAGCGGCTATTGCCAATGTCCAGCAGAGGATCGCCGATGCGCTCGACAACGAACTGGCGCGGCATGTGGACGATCTCGGGCAGCCGAAACTGGCCGCCGACTACAAGGCGGCTAGGGTAAAGTTGGCAAAGCTACGCACGGTTGAGGAAGCCTTACAGGGCGGTTATGTCTCGGCTCAGAAAATCCACCAGCAGTGGAAACGTGGTGCGCCTCTCGAGGGCGAACTCCTTGCCATTGCCAAGGCCTACGACAACTTTCCCCAAGCCCTCCAGAACGCCAACAAACTGGCGGGCACGCATCCGTTTAGCGTCGTTGATTATCTTGTCGCTGCTGGTTCCTCCGCTGGGGCTGCTTTTAATCCTGCGCTACTGGCAGGAGTCGCAGCTCGACCGCTTGCAAGAAAAGCGTTGGCCAGTGATGCGTACCAACGTCGTTTCGTTGCTCCGAAGGGCAAAGAAGCCGCCAAGTCAGTAAGGCAGCCTTCTAACAAGGCAGCCGCAGTTGTCCCCGCCTCGAATGTTCGAGAAAGGCGGGCGCAGTGACTTCACTCTACTTCCCCCCGAAGTTTGACTCCGGTCTGGCTGGAGCCAAGCTCACGTTCTCCATCACCGGGACGTCAACGCTTCAGAACACCTACACCGACGAGGCGCTGACCATAGCGCACTCAAACCCGGTAGTAGCAGATGCCGCAGGCGTGTTCGCGCCGATCTATCTCGACCCCACGCTTCCATCGTACCGCGTGAAGTTCACGACGGCTGATGACGTCACCGTCTATCAGGTAGACGACGTGCCGAGTAATCAGAACATCCAGCAGTCGATCAGGCTGGAGGCCACAAACCCGTTCCTGTTTTTGTATGACACGGACGGCACGAGCGGCAGCCGTAAGTATCGCATCAGGGCGGCAGGTGCAGCCTTTGAGGTGCAGGCCGTCAATGAAGCGGAGTCTGTGTTTACGACCATCCTTCGGTACGAAAGCGGTGTCTTGTATAGCAACGAGACCGAAGTAGCTGTCACCGAAAGCGGCTCATTTACAGGGACGTTGACAGGAATGACGGCCACAACTTCCGGAACCGTCAAATACAGGAAGGTCAACAACATTGCGACGCTTTGGGTTGAGGCTCAAATCTTAGGAACCTCCAACACCACTGTCATGAGCATGACCGGCATTCCGGCATCGCTTACGCCATCGGTAGGCCGCCTGGTTATCTCCGCTAGCGGAGCTGACAGCGGAGCGGAAGTTTGTTTGGCAAACAACATCAATGCATCTAGCGAAATCATCTTCGCGACGCTTGACGCATCTGTAGCCAATCTTTCTCCAAACGGAGCGTTCACAAACTCTGGTCAGAAAGGCCTCTACAACGGCTGGACCATCACCTACGCGGTTGCATAAGTGGCCTATCAACTCTTCAAGCTACCCAAAGCCGTTGGCCTCGACACCTCGGCAAACGTCTACCCGGGCGCGAAGCTCAACTTCTACGCCACCGGAACCACGACGCCGCAGGACACCTACACGACGTCCGCGTTGAGCGTTGCTCACGCAAACCCAGTGGTAGCCGACTCTGCCGGTGTATTCCCTGCGATCTACCTAGACCCAGCGCTTACCTACAAGCTCACGTACACGACGTCCGCTGACTTACTGATTTACACCATAGATCCGGTGAACGATGACGTTGGCGTTATCGGGCTCACCGATGACTTGGCGTCAACGACAGATGGAAGCGATGGCTCTCGTTTGTCTGGCTATCGCAGAAATGCCACATCGGCAACCGCAAGGACCGTACACGACAAACTAGAAGAAGTTCTGTCAGCGGGCGACTTCGGAGTAGTCCCTGACGGCAGCACCAACAACGATACGCAGCTATCCAATGCAATTGATGCTGCGGCTGTTGCGGTTTCCGGGGCTGAAGGACAAACGGTGTCCATTCCCAATGGCGTTACCCTGCTTTCCGAAACACGCAACATTGAAAATAGAGTCCGAATGGTCGGACGCAACAAACGAGGAACCATACTCCGGGCAGATGCTTCTCACGCCGGCCCTTACATGTTCACCGCCACCAATGGTGGATTGAGCATGTTCGACAATCCGTTGGTTGACCTCACGGTCGATTGCAACAACGTCGCGGGACTCGGGTGCGTGCAATCGGATGCGTGGCAGGAAGGCGGCGGCGCTCGCGGGGTTTTGTTCTGGAGGTTCCGCACCTACGCCGTGCGATTCAGCGAAGGAGACGGCGGCAGCGCTTGGTGCGTATTTGATGATTGCGAATTCTTCGGCTCCACCTCTGGCGCGACAGCCGGTGTCTATGTTGATGACACCGTTTCGTTGGTTGCCAGCATGGGGATACACCTTCGCAACTGCACGTTCAGCGGAGGAGGCGGGGCGCAGAGCGATCTACCGCGCGGCATACACATGGTCGGAGGCTCGCTTACTGCGATCCTTTGCCACTTCGAGAGCCAGGAAACCGCGATCTACCTTGACGGGCCTGGGCATCACATCCTGATCGGATGCAAGGCGTCCAGTGCTACGGCTGGGGTCACTAACCTGGTAGAGATCGCTTCTACCTTTACCGGCACGCTCACGATGATTGGCTGCTTCAGAAACGGAGCAACCAACTTCCTGAAGGACAACCGCTCTGGAGGGTTCGGCACCATCTCGGGAGTGGACCTCCCACACTTCCAGATCAACAGCCTTGCTCTCCCGCCTATTGCTGCAATCGGTGCCAACTGGAGCGCAGGCGTGTTCGATGGAACTGCTGGTTCGCCGACTCTTACGGCCGGATTCAATGTCACGAGCATCACCAAGAACGGCAC